CGGATCGACGGGCGTCCATTTGCCGCGCAGCCGCACCATCGCCGTGCGGTCCTGGTGCGTGGCCATTAACGCCAGCACGCCGGCATACATGGCGCGCAGCCCCTCGGCGATCCACCGCAGGGTGAGCTCGAGCCGGTCCTGCGCCGCGCTGATCTGCGCCGAGACGGCGATCGGCGCGGTGCTCTGCAGCGCTTCGGCGGTCAAGCCCTGGCTGCCGCGCGTGATGCCGGTCCGGCTCTCGCGGATCGCCGCCAGCACGTCCATGAGCGGCAGCGCGGCCGGCCCGATGAACGGCTTGACAAGCTCGCGCACCGCGCCGACTTCGCGCTCGCGCACCACCGCGCCCATCTCGGTATTCAGCACGTCATCAAGCGGCACGCTGCCGTCCTTGATGACCGTGCGCGGATGGATGCTCGCCGTTAGGGAATCGAGCACGTTGCGCAGCACGCGGCTGCCAACGATTTGCAGATCCCCGACCCGATCCGCGTAGGATTGGCCAATTGCCTTGTGGGCCACCGCGAACGGCACCAGTCGCGCAAGCGGCACGGACGCGGCGGGATGATGCGCGAGGATCTTCCCGCCATGCTGGCCGACCGCTTGCACCCGGCGCAGCTCGGCGATCCCGTCCCCGTCGTAATCGACCCGGATCCAGCCTTCCGTATAAGTGATCCGGCGCGTCGGCCCCTCGCCGCTGTCGCGCGTCACGCTCCCGGCCGCCCGGTCGCGGCGGCGCTTTACCTTGTCGTTACGAGCGGCCGCGTCATCCGACGCACAGCGCTCGAGCTCGTCCTGATCGAAGCCCAGCGCCACGAGCTCGCCGATTGTCGTTTCGGTCACGATGAAGATGCCGCGGGCATCCTCCGGCCCGCTCGCGTCCGGGTCGATCCACACGCTTTCGCTCGGCACCGCCTCGATCCGCGGCCTCGCTTGCTTGACCTTGCGCACAATCTCCACGTCGTAAAGCAGCAGATCGGCGCCCGGCATGGTCTGGACCATCGCGCTCTCGGGCGATTGCGTGAGTGCGGCAATCTCCTCCTCGCTCGCCTTCCGGCGGGTGACTTTCAGCGCGCGCACGCCCTCCTGGTTGACCAGCGCGGCGCATTGCGGATGCAGCAAGCCGGAATAGCTCTCCGCCACCGGTCGGATCGAATCGTCCCACCACCAGCGCAGCCAGCCGACTTTCAACTGGCACGCGTCCAGCGCCGCGTCATGGATCGCCCGAAACCCGTTGCATTGGCTGAAAACGATATGCCGGACGTAATCCGTCGCCTGTCTCGCCGCTTCGTCGTCGCCCGGCTTGGTCGGGGTGAATTCAATCGGGTGCTCCGCACCGGCAAACACGCGGATGATGGTCGGCATCACCGCGGCGATCGTGTCTTGGACCTCGGTCAGAACGATCGCCGAACGGCCGTTCTCCTCATCGCCAAAAGGCTCGCCGTTGAACAGCCGCAATGCGTTCGCCCGCTGCGATGCCAGCCGGTCGTTGTAGCTGCGCGCGCTTTCGCGCATGGCCGTGAACGCCGCCTCGAACTCGTCCGGCGTCATCGCCGGCTCCTCGGCGATCAGCACGGTTTCGTGGCGCGGGCTCTCGCGGCCGGGTTCGACAATCGGTTGGAGGTCGCTCACGCGGGCGAAGCGGGAACAATTCTTCGTCTATGTCTAGGAAAATCCTCGCTACAGTTTTGTGAGCGTTCGTTTGCCTATCGTGAACGGCGCGGACTGAACAGCGTCGCGCCAGGCGCCGGTCCAGGCTGCGGCGCCGCGGTCGCGGCCTCGGTTTTCCAGCATGCGAGCCAGCCGGTTTGCGGATCGTCGGGGTTGCCGCTCACCGTGAATGCGGCCTCCGCGCCGCAGCTGCAATGCACCAGATAGACGCCGGGCGTGCTCCTCTGCGGAATGCGCAGCGCGCAGCGCGGCCGCTTCGGTCCGGCCAGGTCGAGCGTGTCCGGCCCGGTGCCCGGCCGCAGACCCACGTCAGCGTGGAAGGTCAGCTCGGGGGGCACCGCCGCAGTTCCACCTTGCCCGACGCCAGCAGGCGGCGCTGGTTTCTCCGGCTGACGGGATAGGCGAAATTAGACAACCGCCTGGCCCTACTCCGCGGGGTCATTGCCGCCATCCATTCCTTCCGGATCCGGGCGCTGTCGTCCTGCAGCACGACCGGAGCCGATTCCGGATCAACCTCCCAAATGACGCTTTCCAGATCTTCCCGCACGCCCATCCCTTACCTCCACAGCCACCCCGTTCCGCAGCTCGGGCAGGGCCGCCAGGTGTTCACCGGGCGGCGCATTAGAGCCGTCATCGCCCCCCACTCCCTATCCAACCGGTCGATCCTGAGCTACAAAGGCGGACGCCCGCAACCGTTCTAGCGGCGGCGAGCGCCCTGACCACAACCGAGACGGAACCTCGATCATGGCTGACCCAAATTACCACACTTGGCGCGGCTTCCGCGCGGACCCCGAGAATCTGCCGCTAGCGCGGCCCGGCGTGTATCTGATCCGGCATATTGCCAGCGGCAAAGCCTATGTCGGGATTAGCGGCAACGTGGCGAGGCGGCTGATGGAGCACTCCGAAAGACGGGACCAGCGCGTGAGCAAGGCGATCCGCAAGCATGGGCAGGGCAGATTTCACATCACCCCGCTTTTCTACTCGACAACCGGAACCGGTTGTCTCCCGCAAGTTGAGGCGGATTTGATTCGTCAGCTCAATACCGTGTGGCCTCACGGCTACAACGTCGCGGAGTCTGATGGCATTGTCGGTCCCTACGGCACCGTGTTTTCCGAGCTGATGCGGACCAAGGGCCTCGCCGAATGGGCCGCCGAGCCGAGCCGGCGCGAGACTATGAGCCGTAGGATGTCGGCACAGTGGGCCGACCCGGAATATCGCGCCCGCAGAACTCAGGGGATCAGAGCCCACACCTCCACGCCGGAACACCGCACCCGCGCCGCCGAGACGGCCGCCCGACTGTGGGCCGATCCAGCCCATCACAGCTTCATGCGCGCAATAAGCAAAGCCAAGATGGCCGACCCGGAGGCGCGTATGCGCCTGTCGCGGGCAAACGCGGCCGACCCTGCGGCATTTCGAGCGCGAAGGTCGGAGCAGGCCAAGGCGCAATGGGCTGACCCGGCGGCACGGGCGCGCAAGTCCGAGCAGGCCAAGGCGTTTACCTCCGAGCCCGCAGAGCGGACGCGGATGAGCAAGCGAGCGAAGGAGGTGGCCGCCGATCCGGCCGAACGCGAGCGGAGGGCCGAGCGGATGAAGGCAAGGTGGGCCGATCCGGCCTATCGGGCGTGGCAGTCCGAGCGGATGAAGGCGGCGATGGCCGACCCGGTGGAACGGGCGCGCAAGTCCGAGCAAGCCAAGGCGGCGTGGGTTAGACGACGCCTTTCAGGTTGCGCTTTATCGGCTGATTACGACGTGCAAACGAATACGCCGATGCAAGATGCGCCCCTGGAGCAAGCGTGAGGCAGAGTGCGTCCGCGCTGTCCGGCGACGGAACGCCACGTGAGCGCAACGAATCTTTGCTTTCCACTTTGAGGCGGCCGTCGGACGCGAACGAGTAGCGCGGCCCGCACAGATCAGCGCGTAGCTGCTCGTCGCGCGGGAGCGAGACGTTCAGGCCGGCAAGCCACTCCCGGCATGAATCCCACAACTCGTCGCGCAGGCGGACAAATTGGCCGGAGCTGGCAGACTCCGAGACGTTCACGTCCACCACCGGATAGTTAAGTTCGCGCAGCCGATCGGCGACGCCAGCGCCAATCCCTACGCTGTCCACCACCACCGCGTCGGGACGGCGCTGTTTCATCTCAGCAACGACAGCACCCGTCAGCGCCATCAAGTCTTGACCGCCGGACCAGCGCCGCGGCGGTTCCAGCACCACCTTGCCGCGGCGTTTAATCAGCACGGACGAGTCCGTGCCGAACCGGGCGCAATCGACGCCCCAAATCTCGGCCGCCCATTCGTCGTGCTCCGGCGGGCGATCCATAGCTGCGTCCACGAGCGCCGCGCCTATGAGCGTATCACCTTCCGCTAATGGGAACTCGCCCAGCACGCGGATTCGATAGCCGTTCGAGTCTAGCCCGTATCGCTCGGCCATTTCGACCGCATAGGCCGGGTCAACCCTCTTACTGTCAAGGCAAGAAACGCGCTTGCAGTACCACCGCTTACTTTGGAGCGTGTGCGTAGCCCAAAAAAAGCCCGTCGTCTTTGTGGGGTTGCCGCATAATACAGTTATGGCACCTGGCGTGCTCATGCTGCCGCTAGCCGCCTCAAATACTTGCTCAGGCACCCCCGCTGCTTCGTCCGCGACCAGCATGACATTGCGGCTATGAACGCCTTGGAGGGAATCCGGATTCTCTGCCCTCGACGTGCGCGCGGAAATGAAGGCTTCATCCGGCCGGGCCTTGAGCGCGATGCTGTCAGCCTGCACCGTCAGCAGGCTTTGCCAGGCCGCCGGCAACTTCCGGGCAAATGCGCGGACCTCGGCCCAAAGAGCATCGTATAGCTGAGATGCGGTTGGCGCGGTAACGACGATCTTGACGGGAAAGCGGGTCAAAAGGTACCACAGCATCACGCAAGCGATCAGCGTGCTTTTACCTACACCGTGACCTGACCGTATCGAAATCCTAGTCTCGCCGCGGTCGAGCGCCGCGCACACGTCCTCTTGCCACGGGTCCGGTGTCACGCCGAGCACTTCGCGCATAAAGAGCGCGGAATTGCGCCCGTAGCGCGGCAGCAGCGACGCGAAGGACGGGGCGGGGCGGTCAGTCGTCACGGTCACGGCGGCACCTCGGGCCCCTCTTGCAGCGCCCCCGCGTAGTCTAGCCAGAGTTCGGCAGTCTGCCGCGCCCGCTTAACGGTGGCGCGCAACGAGATCGGATCATTGGGAAAGAGGATGGTTTCCAGCTCGTCGGCGAATGCGGTGAAAACGGCCGCCACCTCCCGCGCATGCTCGGCCTCGATCGCCTGCGCTATGCTCGTGCTCATACGATCGGCCCGACCTCGTCCTCCGGCCAGTCCTCCGGGTCCTCCGGCAGCCCGTCTCCCTCCGGCAACCCCGGATCGCGCTCGAGCTCGCGCGGCGGCGGGCGGCGGAACGGCAGGGGCGGGGTCGATTGGGTCGTCTCGCTCATAGCCCGCACCCTATTCGCGACGTGTCTTAGGTTTCCAATTTTTTTTCGGAGCGGTCCGGTGCGTAGGGGGGTGGCCCAGGCCGAGGCCCTAGCCGTCGAGGGCCGCCGGGGGGGGGTCGGAAGGCGGCCGCCGACCGATCGGCGCCGGACCGGAGCGGACCGGACGCAGCTGGTATCCCTCCCCTCTCCTCCCCTATTCCGTCCGCAAACATTGATTAGCGGACACTATATAACGTGACGTGGTGGCACCATCCGACCCGTTACCACGTCTTACCCTCGCCTGCCGCAATCGGCTCCGCCTTCCCTCTGGTTACGGCGCCGAGCTCGAGCCGGCCGGGCCCGGCCACGCATGGCAGGACGCGCGGCAATGCCTGTCCAGCCGGTCTGACGTGTATCGGCAACGGCACTCCAATAGCGATGTGAGCCGGTCCGCCTCCAACGTGTGACACCTGGTCGGCGCCCGCCACGGCAACGGGCTGCAGGATAGAGAGTAGAGAAAGACACGCGCCCGCGCGCGCGCGCGAGGGAAGGCGGAACGATTCCAGGGCTAACGTCCTGACATCTCTCACGGAATGCCAGTGACACGCGACATGACGCGGGCGCCGTCCGGCGTGTCACGTACCGCCCACATACCAGCCATGCAATAGTGACGTTACGTCACACTCTATCTCTTCCATAATGTGACGTGGCGTCACGTTACAGAGGAGTAGGACGAATGACCGAGTTTACCGTTTACGATGCCGTGCAATTCGCTTCGGACGCGGATGCCACGTTCCATAACAACCTTGTTCGCCAGTTCGGCGTCCGGAAGGCTTGCGAGCACCGTTACGACGCAAGCCGCGCCGGATGGGACGCCAAGACGATTGCGGCCGCCAACGCCAAGGTAATAGCGGACCGCTATCTCGGCGAAGCTTTTGCAGCTCGCAACGCCGGAGCTCGCTAATGGAAAGCTATCTGGCTTGCGACGATTGCATCATGTCAATCGAGTATGGCGACATTCCGGCCGATCGGCCGGAGCTCGCATCGGACATCGATCGGATTTGGGCTGGCTATCACCTTTTCAATACGGAAGAGAGTGACGGCGAGTTTTCGTGGTCCGCTTGCGATTGCTGCGGTTCCCTGCTCGGCGGCCGCCGATCGGCTTTCGTCGCGCGCAAGCACGACCGATAGCGCCGGAGCGCCGATCGGCAATGGCAAGGCGGCCGCGGGCAACCCGGCCGCCTTTTCCTTTGCCAGCTGCGCCGCACCGGCCACGTACCGCGCGCATACCAGCCATGCAATAGTGACGTTACGTCACGTTTCCCGCATCGGCCTAATGTGACGCTACGTCACGATTGAAAGGGAAAGCCGATGGCCGTCATAAACTCAAACTACCAGCTGGTAACTGACCGAATTGTCACCATGCTTGAAGCTGGCGCGGCGCCGTGGCGCAAGCCTTGGGTGGAGGGCGTTGGCCCGGCGGCGCTTGGGCGGCCGCTCCGGGTTGGCGGGCAACCCTACAGGGGCATCAATACCGTCAATCTCTGGATTGCGGCGCAGCTGCGTGGTTACAAGTCGCCCTATTGGCTGACCTACAAGGCGGCGCAGTCCTACGGCGCATTCGTCAAAAAGGGCGAACGCGCAGAGTGCGCATTTTTCGCCGGTTCCGCCACCAAGACTCGCACCGATGAAAACACCGGCGAGGAAAGCGAGCATAGCTTTAGCTTCCTGAAATCCTACGCCGTCTTCAACGCAGACCAAATCGAGGACTTGCCGGACCATTTCTATTGCGCCACGCGGCCGGTCCAGCCGATCGATGCTGGCAAGCGCCACGCCGAAGCTGATCGGTTCTTTGACGCGTCCGGCGCGGCGCTCCGGCACGGTGGCGATCGGGCGTACTACTCGCCGAGCACCGATCACATCCAAATGCCGGTCTTTGACGCGTTCGCCCAACCGGAAGGGTACTATGGGACGTTGCTTCACGAGCTAGTGCACTGGACTTCCGCGCCAAAGCGTTGCGACAGGACGCTTGGAAAGAGATTTGGCGACAATGCTTACGCTGCGGAGGAGTTAGTTGCGGAATTGGGGTCTGCGTTTCTGTGTGCGGACCTAGCTGTTACTTCCGGGCCGCCCCGCGAGGACCACGCCAGCTATATTGCGTCGTGGATCAGCGTCCTTAAGTCGGACAATCGCGCGATATTCCGCGCCGCAGCTCTGGCCGAAGCCGCGTGCAAGTTTTTGCATGATGCTTCCGAAGCCGAAGCAGTCCAGATCGCGGCATGATGCTACAAGCAACGGGCGGAAGCGGCGTTACGAGCGCCGCTTCCGCCCTAACCAACGCGCTTACGGGAGAAGCCGCTATGGCTACTGATGAGACTAGCCGCACGTGCAAGCGCTGCCACGTGGAAAAGCCGCTAGAGGCTTTTCACTGGGCGCGAGGCGGAGACCGGCGCAATCGGCTTTACAGCTGCAAGGTCTGCATCCTGACTGAGAGGCGGGACTACAAACGGCCGAATCCGCCAAGGCGTGACAAGGAACGCCTTCGGCTTTGGCAGGCGCAACGCCGGGCCAAAGACCCGGACGGATATCGCGCCTATATGGCGGAGTGGCGCGCCAAAAACCCTGCCGCTTGGCGGGCGCACAACACAAAAACGCGGCTTAAGCGGTATGGGCTAACACCAGCGCAGTTTGCGAGCCTAGCGCAGCATCAGCATGGGGAGTGTGCGATTTGCGCGGCTATGCCAAAAACGCTTCACGTGGATCATTGCCATTCGACGGGTAAGGTCCGCGGCTTGCTCTGTGCATGGTGTAATACGGGCTTAGGATATTTCCGCGACGAGACGGAAACACTCTCGCAAGCCATCCTATACTTGCAGCGCCACACTTAGCGCTGCGGCGAAGCAGCTATGCGAGCGCCCGGCGCCCGCATGGTTCTTTCGCCGTGGCGGGAGCGCCGGCCATCCGGCCGGATCGAACAGACAGGACAAGTCACCATGATGAAATTTTCTGTGACCGTGAAATGCGACAACGCGGCTTTTGACCCTGATCCGCTCGAGGAATTGGCACGCATAATCCGCGATCTGGCCGACCGCTTAGATAGGGGCGTTGCTTTCGGATCCATCCGTGACGTGAACGGCAATTGTGTAGGGTCATTCGCGATACACGACGGAGGCGCAGAATGAGCGCCGTATGTCCCGGCCTTGCCGCGGCGCTGCCCTACACGGTTCGCTTCCTGCTAGACGGCTCGAGCGCTTGGCGCAGCTGGACCGAGCCCTATGCGTCCCTCGAACGGGCCCGGCGTGGCGTCTATTGTTGGCATGACAAGCCAGACTTCTGCAGCGCCGAGATTTGGCACAACGGCGAGCGCATCAATGCGTTCGCGCGCCTGCCAT